TGCGGGGAGTTTGTGACGGCGGCGGTCGCTCATGTTCTCCAGCAATTTGCAGACCTTTTCACAGGCTTTGTCAAATCGATTCTTTGCTACGTCGTCCCCTGCGGGGACCATGCGGGCTTCCAGACCGTAAAGGTCTACGGTGTCCAGCAGGTGTTGTATCAATGCAAACTCGGCGTGGTCTATGCTCTTGGCTCGTTCCATGTTCACACCCCACGAGGTGTTTGCTCTTAAGGGTTTAGGTTCTCAATGTTTGAAACTCATCAGATTTTCGCCAATATCCCCCAGACACGCTCCAATATCAGACGATACGTCGCACGAATGCAGGGCGCAGAATCCGAACCTCACGGGTGTCGGCGGCGTATGTCGATGACCCCGAACCGCCTGCGGTTGGGTAGGCTGAATTGTCCGTGGGCAACGACCCAGAGATGGAGAGGACGGGCGTGGCGGCTGGGTATGTCTTGTCGGCTACACCGTAGGCTGGATCGTCGCTGGTCGTGAAACCCCAGCCTGGTTGAGGGAACGGCAGAAAGTGTGGGGCAATTTCACCCAGCAACGACCCAGACACCAAAGCAACGCGCCCGCTGAGGGATGAGCCGCTGGCCCATTGGGAGAAACGTTGAGCGAGAAGAAAATAGGACAAACCCGCCGTCGACGCCCAATCGGGCGTGGTGATGGCCGCACGTGTCAAACTCAAAGCACCAAAGGAGCGGGGCATGTCATTCCTCCCAGCGCAACTCAACGGTGACATCCGCCCTGTAGCCGATGCAATTCTCATCGCTTTGCCCAGGGCCGCAGTTTGGCTCAAGCACCGTGAACGGCTTGGTCGTATCTGAACGGCGGATGACCATGTAGTGATAGTCGGAGAACCCAGCGGCGGGCTGGGATATCGTCTTGTTGTTGAGCAAATCCTTGAACGCCCCGAACATCGTCCAACAGTCCGCACGTGTGGGGGCAAAGAGGGTGACAGAAAGGAATACCCTGCTGGTGACGGCAATCGATGAACCCGTCCCAAAGTTTGCGAGGTCGCTCTCGCCGTAGACGTGCTGGATGGCGATTTGGTAGGTCTTTTGCTTCTTTGCCTCAAGCCATGAAGCGTTGACGGTTGCCGCCGATCCGTTAGGGAAGAGCATATTAGCCTCAATAACGGTCTTGAGAGCCGTGTGGGGGTCGGTTGCGGGGACACCGCTATCGGTGATGGTCACAGCCGCCACTTCCCAGAACCATCGGGCGGTTGAAACTGACCCCAGACGGCGGTGGCGATCTGGGTTTCGCTCTTGACCTTGACCAGCAACTCCTGGTATTCCTTCTCGGAGTCCCGTATCAACTCCCGCCAAAAATCCTTGATGCGTTCATTGCAGTTTTCATCATTCATGGCCGCACGTCCAGCGGAGCGGACAACGTGCAGGATCGTGGCGAGCCGCACATGAGCGGGGGCGGTTGTAGCCCCAGCAACATAGACGACCTTCATTTTCTGCTCGACGGTGTCGCCCAGCGGCAAATGAAAGCGGACAATTCCCGCCCCAGCATCATCAAGCCAGAAGTCGTCGTCACGGTTGCGGGATTGAACCAGCGTCTTTGACACGTTCCCGCTTGAATCTAAAAACTCAATCGAGGTGACGGACACGACTGGACGTTGAGCCAGAACGATATGATATTGGTATAGGGCTGAATCAAACCATTCGGTGTGCGTTTCAGTGCCAGCAAATTGTTTGCCAGCGTATGCGTCCATCAACCGAGAGGCCAGCGTTATCATTGTCCCGATTTGGGTATCGTCTGGACCAATGCCGTCGCTGAAATTGACACCTGCGTAGGCTTCAACCTCAGCCAATGTTGCGTAGTCCTCAGCCGCCATGTTATCACCCTTTGTTGTTGGGGGTTTTAACGGTCGCCCCGTAGGGCAACGTCAGCCCGCTCTGGGTGGTTCAAGGGAGGTCAAAGACCCGCTCAAATGGTGTCGATTCCCGTCAAGAGGCAAATGGCGTCACTGTAGCGGACACCAAAGGCTACGTCTTGGCGGGGGATGAGCACAAAGCGGTCGTTCTTTGGTTCGTCCTCAAAGCCCATGTTGAAGCGTCGCTCAGCGTCGGTCGGGTTGCCGATCAACGGGGAACGGATGTGGGTGAGAAGGGCCACGGTTTGAGTCGTGGTCGAGCCGTCAAAGACCCCCGTGTAGTTGAGGTTGGTCGGGATAACACCCGTAGCAAACACACGGATACCGTAAATGCGTCCCAATTCCCCAGAGAGGATGGTGGCCTGTGGTCCGTATTTGTCAACGGTTTGGAGTTCGGTCAAGCCCAAGAGTTGAACCTCAAGGTTGCGGGGAACAATGAGAGCAAGGTCGTCTCGGTTGTCCGCATACACGCCCAGGTTGCTGATGGCTTGGCGGAGGTGGCTGAGGCCAAACGTCCCTGAAACGCTGACTGCGGTGGCGGCGGCGGACTTGCGAAGCCCGTCAAAGACCAACAGGTAGTCGTTGTTGGTGGCGTTGACCCCGCTGGGGTTGGTCGAGGCGTTGTATGCCCCGTTGATGTTGTCAGCGTAGGATGAACCCGTCTCGGTGTCGCCGTTGATGAAGAGGCTTTGCTCGTTGAAAGCCAATCGGGAGGCGATGTCGTCTCGGAGGACGGAGAGCAAACCTTCCACCCCGTAGGCGATCAGGTAGTTGCCGATTGGGATGTTGGCGATGAGCGTCTTGAGGGTCAGCGTGATTTCAGCGGTGACTTGACGGGATTCTCCAGCGGTGGTCCCAGTCTCCGTGGCGGAGAGGGTCTGCTGGTGGAAGGAAACACTGCCCGTCAACTTCGGAACGTTAACGGTTCGGGTGCTCATGGGGAGAGCGGGGAGCAGACCTCGGAGGAAATTGTTCTCGTAAACCAACTGAATGATTTCGTTGCTGGTCTCCGTGGGGAAAAACGTGCCACCCGTCGATGACGTTGCACCGCCGAGAGCGTCTTTGACCCTGTTCACTACCTCGTTAAAATCGTATTCTTCTGCCATGTTGTTCACCTGTTTTGTTTTGTGTTTCTCCTTTGGAGTTTCAGTTTCGCCCCCTTGAAGCGAGGTTCTTTGCGAGCCAATCACCGAGACCGTTCATGCCTGGCGTGACTTCTGGGAGAGGGTCAAAGTCCGTAGTCTTGCGGACGGTTGGGGCGGCTGGCTCGCTTGGGGCGATGCTCTTGCGCTCTGGGATGGCGGCTGGTGCTTCAACACCAACGCTGGAGAGGGTGGAGGCTACACGCTTGGCGACCTCGGCCTCAATGTTGGCCTCGGCTTCAGCGGCTTCTTTTTCCTGTGTGAGCGTTTGGATCGTTGCGTCCTTTTCTTCAAGGGCAACCTTGAGAGCCGAGATTTCTTCAGCGGCTTTCTCGCCTGCGTCGATTCGGCCTTCAATGGATGAAAGGCGGCTCTCAAGAGTTGCCAAATGCTTGACAACTTCAACGAGAACGCTGATGGTTTCGGACGTGTTGTCGTCCTCAACCGTGGATGCGGATTCTTCTTCTGTGGCTTCTGCCTCAAGGGTCACCACTTCTTCGGTGACTTCTGCCGCCTCTTCTGGGGCGGCTTCTTCAAGAGCCTCTTCAACGGGAGCCTCTTCTTCTGCGGATTTCTCGTGGATTTCTGCGTCGGTCATGTTGTTTCCCTGCCCAACCCCTTCATCGAGGGGGGTTATAACGGTCGTGGCGGTTCTGCTCTTGGACTCAATGACCTCTATGAAGGCTTCAATCAACTCCAGCCGCCCTTCTATGTCGCTAAAATCCTCAAACTCAGGGATGCGGTCCCAATCCTCAATCGTGTCCTTCGGATCGGCGGACTTGCCGCCGCAACCACACCCAGAGTGGGCGGACTCTTCAACCACTTCGGGCTGGGGTTCTTCATCCGTGTTGTCCTTCTCAAAGAGGATAGCAATTGAGTCGCCCCTGTCCTCATAGCCGACGATGTGCTTCTCAACATTGAAGATGGCTCCTGGGCTGGCGGGAACGTCCACGACGCTGGTCTCCAACCAATCAATCTCGGTGAACCTCATGTAGCACGTGTCCTCGTCCTTGCATTCCTTGACGGCGGCTTTGGCGATGAAGCCAATGCTGAACGCCTTGAGCATTCCTTTGCGTATCTTGCGGGTGATGTCCTTTTCGCCACCGTCGATGACGGCTCGCCCGATGGGGACTTCTCCTTCAACTCCGTCGTATGAACCCATAGTGACATCCAGCATTTTGCCGATGACCCCGTAGTCCTTGCGGTGGTTGTAAAGAATGACGGGGTTGTTTTGATACCCATTCCAGGCCTCAACGATGGCGGACATATCCACCAATTCTCGGTGGCGATCCAGCATATTCTGGTCGCCAACATAGACAGGGCCAGCGACGATCACATCGTCATCGGCCTTCTCGTATTCGTCGTCCG